TATATCTAAAAATAGTTTTAGAACATTATTAGGAAATTCTCCTGAATCAGGGTCATTAATACCATTATTTAATTCTTCATCATATACACCAAATACTAATTTTCCTGATTATATAAGTAAGTCTTCATCAATTGATAATAGTATATCAAATGCATCAATTGATTTTTATACTTTTGATAATTCTACAGATTCTTATAAAGATGCAGTTGATAATGAAAATATAACAGAGAAGTTTATTATAGGTTCAGGTAGTTATTCTGATTCACCTTATGTATCATCTGGTAGAATACTTTATTTATCTACACCAGAATCTACACATATATTACAAGATTGGTGGGTCAATCAAAGAACAAAATTACATAAAGATAGTGGTAATGATACATGGAGATATTCTGTTAATAATAGTTCATTTGGTGTTAGTGGTAGTTTAATTCGTATGTATGATAATTCTACAAAACAGATTCAAGATGTAGAAGTTGGTGATGTTGTTAAGTCATATCAACCAGTAGGAATGTCATTATCAGATATGAATTTTAAAAATTTTAGTATGAGTACCTTATCGGGTTCATTTAGTGGTTCTGTAGTTGTTGGTAAACAATCACAAGTTGGAGAATCATATTATCTAATAAATGGTAGTATGAAAGTTCTTGCCGATGATACTAATGGTGCAGTATTTGCATCTGGTAGTGATGGAACATGGTCATGGAAGTATCCTTATCAATTACAACAAGATGATAAACTACTTGATGTAACAGGTTCACAACAAAATATCAATTCTATATCATTGGTTCAATCACAAGAAACTTTTTATTCATTAGATGTGGAAGATATTGATACATACTTTAGTTCTGACATATTAGTTCACAATATTCCAAAAAAAGAATAGGCTGTATGAAAAAAAATGATAGGTTTCAGTTTGTAGTATTCAAAGAGAATTTTTTAAGTGATATAGAATGTGATAAATTAATTCAATCTCTTGATACTGATGAATTAACAGAGGGTGAGGTAGTAGGAGATTATAGTGGTAAAAAAAATATCAATAATAATGTCAGACAAACACTCAATGTTGATTTCCTTGATAAAAACCTATTCAATAAAATAAATTCAGCAATTAAAGTTGCAAATATAAATTACTTTAGATATGATATAGAAAGTATAGATACACTTAGGTTCTTAAAGTATGGAATAGGTGGAACTTACAATTGGCATACAGATTATGGAAGACATGAGTGTTCTATGAGAAAACTTACTGCAATCATTCAGTTGAGTGATGATAAAGATTATGAGGGTGGTGATTTTGAATTTGGTATAACAGATGCTAAGGGTGATGATTTAGTAAAGGGAAATAGAGGTAAAGGTTGTTTATTAGTATTTCCATCTTTCTTATCACATAGAGTTACACCAATAACTAAAGGAACAAGATATTCAATAATTACCTGGATGGAAGGAGATACTTTTGTATAAACAAAATAACGATTTTAAATGGTCAATACAGATACCAAACTTTTTAACAGACGAAAAGTGTGATGAACTTGTAGAACAAATTAAATCACAAGAAACAAATGTAATAGGTTGTGTTGGTTCAGAAGATGAAGATGGTAAACCATTAGAGAATCAAATAATGCCAGAGGTTAGAACCACAAAAGAATATTATTTATTACCACAATTAGAAAATAAGTTTAGACCAGATTATCCAAATGGTAATTGGACATGGTTATCTAAAAAAATAGAAATGATGATGAGAGTTGTTAATGATGGTGTATTTCATTTTGATATTAAAGATACTGATGGTGAACTAAAAATGATTGAGTATGATAAGGGTGGACATTACACATGGCATGCAGATTTTAATCCAGGTATATGTTCTTTAAGAAAATTAGTTGCAATAGTTCAATTAACAGACCCAAGTGAATATGAGGGTGGAGAAGTTCAGTTTGGATTTCAAGATGAAGATAAAAAATGGTATGAGATGGAAAAGAAAAAAGGTTCAATAACATTCTTCCCTGCATTCACATCACATAGAGTAAAACCTGTAACAAAGGGTAAACGATATGTGTTACAAGAATTGTTTATAGGTGACCATTTTGCCTAAAGAAAATAGGGATTTTAAATGGAGTGTAATTAAAGATAATTTTTTATCACAAGAAGAATGTGATAATTTAAAAAAACACATTAAATCTACTTGTAAAAATTATGGTTATATTCCTGAGGGTATACAATGGAAATCAATTTTATATAATAAAGGTGAAGAAACTGATTATCAATGGTTAGTTGATAGGGCCTATGTAAATTTTAAAATTGCAAATAATTTATATTGGAAATTTGATATTGAGGACATTACAAACTCAACTGGTTTATATTATCCTGATGGAGAACATGGTGGTGATTATACATTACATTCAGATTTTGCTAATGGTGAAGATGAAACTGGTATAAATGGGACAACACATAAGATAACTGGTATAGTATTTTTGAATGATGATTTTGATGGTGGTGAACTTGAAATTTTAAAAGGAAAAGTTGAACCAAAAACTGGAAGATTAGTTATGTATCCATCATTTGCAGCACATCGTCCATTAAAATATAGTGGGGCAGATAGATTTGTAGTAATGTTTACAATAGAGGGAGATTGTTTTGTATAATGAAAGATTTAGTTATTACACAAAAGATATTTTCAAAAGAAGAGTGTGAAAAGATATTAGAATTACCATCCAAATTAATTACTGAGGATAGTAAAGAGGCAATTGAACAAAAGAAAAAATATTCAAAGAATTACGGAAATTATCCAGCAAAGATTTTAAATAATGATACATGGGTGAGAGAAAGGATGGAAACCTATTTATCAATCATTAATGAAAAATACTTCAATACACAATATAAGGGTTTAGTAGACTATATCTCTATAAAAGAGTATAATGTTAATGATGGTTTTGATTGGCATACTGATGTGTTAAATGATAATCGTAGATTGGGAGTTACAATACCATTAAGTTTAGATTGTGAGGGTGGAGAACTTGAATTTTTTCAAGGTGAAGTTTTTAAAGTAAAACAAGAAGTTGGAGTTGCATTAGTGTTTCCAATATTTTTATATCATAGAGTTACTCCTGTAGTAAAGGGTAAACGAATTACATTATTATCATGGACAATGGGTGAGGATTTAAATTGGTAAAAGTTTTGATATTATGGAGTGGTGGAGTTGATTCAACTGCACTTTTAAAGTTTCATTTAGAACAAACAAATTGTGAAGTTCATGCACACCATGTTAAATTGTTAAACAGAGGTGGTATGGTTAATAAACAATTGAATGCCGTTAAAAATATAGAACCAATATTACAAAAAATAAAACCATTTGAGTTCACTACATCTACTCAATATGCAAGTGTTCTTGGTGATGTGTTTATATGTTTGGTTGATGGTATGAGAATTGCATATCAAGAAGAGTATGATGAAGTATCAGTAGGGTTTACAAAATCAGATAATGATACTGAAGATTCACCAACAAATTTAAAAACATTATATCAAATGGTTGATGCATGTAATGAGAACGATGTTTATACAAAACATAAAATAAAATTAACAACACCATTGAAAAAGTTTACTAAAGAAAAGTGTTGGAATTTATTAGGAAGTGGAATACAAGAGGAAGTTTGGTGGTGTAGAGAGGAAGAAATTTGTGGTGAATGTTTTCAATGTAAGGAAATGGAATGTCTAAAATAGTAATATTATCACATTGGAGAGTTGGTTCAACTAATTTCAAAAAGACCTTAGAACAAATCACAGGTCAAGAATTTTGGAATGAACCAGATTTTGATAAACATAAAAATACAATTCAATCAATGGGATTTGAAAAGTTTATGGAAAAATCCAAATGGAAAAGTATGAAGTGTGATTTTGTAAAAAGTCAAGATTATCTTAAAGAAATAATTGATTATGCCGATATGGTATTTTTATTGTTAAGAAAAGATATAGGAGCACAAGTTGATTCTTATTATAAACTTGAGGGAATAAAGTTAACTCGTTATGAAATAATGAGTGCAAATAAAAAAATGAAAGGTTTAGTTCAATTACATCCAAATCATAGAATTTTATACTACGAAAATATAGTTGATTTTCTATCAAAGAAAGAAAAAAATTAATGTTTTTGATTAGTGATAAACTATTTATATATATCTAAAGGTTATTCAACATGAAAGCAAAAACACTATTTGACCATATAAAACAAATTACCAATGTCCAAAATACATTGTATTGGGATTCATTATCTGAATCTGATAAGAAAACTTGGTCAAATTACATGGTAAATAGGTTTTTAAGTATGAAATCAGATTGGATACAAGTTGTAAATGAAGTTCAAAAATATTGGGAAATGAATCCAAAGAATCTTTATCAGTTTTATATTGATATATTACCAAGAGGTAGAACTTTTTTAAGATATGTAAAACCAAAAAAGAAATCTAAAGTTGAAAGTTGGGCAATGGAACATTTGGTAGATTATTTTCAATGTAGTACAAGAGAAGTAGAAGACCATTTAGAGTTATTAACAAAAGAACAAGTTACCACAATTATAATGAAATATGGTGTAGAAGACAAACAATTAAAAAAAATATGGAGTAAGTAATGAGTTATAGAAAAGAAGAATCATTTTATATGAAAGAAATGGAGTGGGGTGTTAATTCAAAAACCAATACCACTTATATGAATTATGAGTTTGATATAGATTCATTGTATTCAACGATAGTAAAGTGTGATTATTTAGTGAGAGTAAACCCTGATACTGATATCAATTTAAATATTGCTTCGTATGGTGGTGATGTTTATGCGATGTTAGGGTTGGTAGATTATATTAGAAGTTTACCAGTTAAAGTAAATACACATTGTGTTGGAACTTGTATGAGTGCTGCATCAGTATTGTTGGCAAGTGGGACAGGTGAAAGAACAATGACAAAACATTCCACCGTAATGGTTCATGAGGGACAAGCATTTGAGGCAGGTAAAACTACAGATGTTATGAAAGGTGTTGACCATTTAAAAGAGTTACAAAAAGATATTAATAAATTGTTGGGTGAAATCACAAATCAAGATGCAAGGTTTTGGGAACTTGCAGGAAGAAATGATTCATATTTAAATGCAGATAAATGTTTAGAGTATGGTATCATTGATAAAATTGTATAAAAAAAAGCTTGACACTTATACCAAAAGTGTCGTATATTAACATATAGTAAATTGGAGAAAAATATGGTAAAGGTTATCAAAGATAATCCTACATCCACTACACATGAATATGATGTTGTAGAACAGATGGAAAAGGAGTGGCCAGAGATGACTACAGAATTCAAAAGAATTCAGGCAGAACAATATAAATTGTTCTTACACAAACAACATGATTACGGCCCAGGTAATATTTCAGTTGGAACACAATTACAGACAGATGATGAAGTTAAGTTATCACTTACAGGTTTATGGTTTAGGATGAACGATAAACTACAGAGATTAAAAACATTGTTGATGAGTGGTAGAGAAAATGCAGTTGAGGGTGAACCAATGGAAGATGCATATCTTGATGTTAGTAATTATGGTATTATGGCAACTATAGTTGGAAGAGGTAAATGGGGAAAATAGGAATAGTTGGTCAAGGTTATGTTGGAACTGCAATTAAGGTTGGGTTTGAACCATACTATGATATAGAAGTATATGATAAACTTGAAGAAAGAAGTACTTGTGATACTATAGAAAATTTAGTTGATAGATGTGAAGTAATCTTTGTATGTGTCCCAACACCAATGAGACAAGATGGAACTTGTCATATTGATATTGTAGAAGAAGTTATTAGTGAGATTAATGAATATGGAAATGGACATATTGTAGTGATTAAGTCTACCATTCCACCTGGAACTACAGATAGTTTGAACAAAAAATATAATAATATTAGTGTTATTTTTAATCCAGAATTTTTAACAGAAGCAAACTACCTTGAAGACTTCAAGAATCAAAGTCGTATAGTATTAGGTGGAACAAGAAAAGGAACTAACAAGTTAAGACAAATTTATTCAAAAGTATTTCCACATGCCACAATAGTTAAGACAGGTAGTAAGACTGCAGAAATGGTCAAGTATTTTATTAATTGTTTCTTGGCAACTAAAGTATCATTTGCAAATGAAATGAAAATAGTATGTGATGAGATAGGAATTGACTACGACAAAGTAGTTGAGTATGCCACATATGATGAACGATTAGGTAAATCACATTGGGCAGTTCCAGGACCAGATGGTGAGTTGGGATTTGGTGGACATTGTTTACCTAAAGATGTTTCAGCCATAGTTAGTGAGTTTGATTCAGAATTATTAAAATCGGTTCTTAATGTAAATAATAAAGTAAGAAAGAATAGAGATTGGGAAGATATGAAAGGAAGAGCAATTATAGATGAGTAGAATTAGTTATAGTCAATTCTCAAAATGGGATAAGTGTCCTTACACTTGGAAACTTGATTATGTAGATAAGGCAGAAACTTTTGTTGGTAACATTTATACTTTATTTGGAACTGCAATCCATGAAACTATACAGGCATACTTGGTTGCATATTATGGTAAGACAATTAAATATGCAGATTCATTACCACTACATGACATTCTACAATACAGAATGGAAGAGAACTACAAGAAATCTAAAGAACAACATGGTGATGATTTTGATGTAAGTTTAGAAGATATGAAATCATTCTTTCAGGATGGTATTAATATTATAGACGAGTTTCTAAAAAGAAAGTCAAGTCATTTTCCAAAAAAGAATACAGAATTAGTTGGTATTGAGTTAGATATAAAATCTGAATTAGAAAATAAATTAACTTTTGTTGGATATATGGATGTGGTAATTCATAATAAAGTAACAGGTCGTATTAAGATTATTGATATTAAAACTGCAACATTTGGTTGGAATAAATATCAAAAGGCAGATAAGAATAAAACTAATCAGTTATTGTTGTATAAAAAATTCTTTTCAGATACTACTGATATTCCAATGGATAAAATAGATATTGAATATTTAATATTGAAGAGAAAATTGTATGAGAATATACAATATCCACAAAAAAGGTTACAAGTGTTTTCACCTGCGAGTGGTAAACCAAGTATTAATAAGGTTATGAGTAGATTAGATGAATTTATGGCTGAGTGTTATGACGAGAATGGTAAAATTATCGCACATGATTATGAAAAATGTGAAAAACATAAAAAATGTAGACTATGTAAGGACTTATAATGATTACACCAACATTAAGAATAAAGTTGTCAGATTTTATTGACAAACCATGGGAAAAAGAAGTATTAGATGCCTTATCTTCTATAAGTGAAGATACATTTCAATGTCACTTTACAATTTACTTTTGGTATGATAGGGAAACCGAGACTATAGACTTAAGTAGATTAAGTGAATTTTTAAAACAAAGGGAAGCTGTTACTGATAGACCACAAAAAACTATAATAAGACCTGAATTTTTTGATAGACAATTATATTTTATATGGTATGATATTATACCAAGGGAAGTTCATGATGCACATCATATACAATATTCAAGATTTAGTTGGAGATACCATGACCCAAGTAATGGTATAGTAAAGGGTATTGAGAATTTTAAACAGACTTGGGAGTTTGTCAATAGAGACCCAGATAAGAAACCAAGGAGACAAAAAAGAAACGATGATGAAAGTAGCAATCATAGGAAGTAGAAGTTATACTAATAAAAGAAAAATAAAGGATTTTATTTTTAAATTAAAAGAAAAAATTGGTAGTGATTTAGAAATAGTTAGTGGTGGTGCAAAACAAGGTGCAGATAAATATGCAAAACAATTCTCACTTGACTTTGATATAGATTATAGTGAGTTTCCACCTTATCATGAATCACATAACCAACATTGTGTGTTTGGGGCATTTAGATATAATAAACAATATAATGTTGGAAATTACCATAAACGAAATAAGGATT